ACCGTTTCGCTAATTACCTTCGTTTTCTTATCGTAGGTAAATACTTCTCTTGTCGCATCTGCATCGTCAGGTGTAGGGCTAGGATAAGCGTTGTCCGAATGTAGGTTATGAATAACTTCTGTTACGGGGTCGTATTCAGGAACGATAACGTCAAAGAAGCCATACTCTTCTAGTTTTTCCGTAGATAGGTTTTTACCGCCACCTAAGATTAACTTTCCGCTTGCTTTAAAACTGTTTGGAATAGCATTGTACTTTACAATCTTTCCTTCTTCTATTCTTGCTTTCATTATGCTGCTACTTGTGAAACTGTTAATATAAAACTATTTGCTGCGATACATTGAGCTTGGATGTAATTGACCGCTCCTGATGTCGCTGAATACGCTCCATTTAAGGTTACGGATGTGTTTGTTGTTGCATCGAAAGTTAAGGAAGAAGCACCTCCTGAATCCGTTACGATAATTGTTTTAACTTGCCCTATTTCAGCGTTTGTAAATTCTAACTCTACTGCAATAGACGAAGTAGTGGTAAATATTGCTGCCGTACTAAAGTCAATACTTAAATCCGTTGCTGCCGTTAATGCACTAGAGGTAGTAAATTCCGCTGCTAGTTTATCGTAATCAACCGCATCGTCTGCTATGGTTAAAGCACCTGTATTAGATATAGTAGCATCACCACTTAACGCCACATTATTGAAGTCAGTTCCATCAGCTACTAAAACGTGAGTATCTGTAGCTGCTAAAGCATCATCGAATAAGGCTATTTTAGCTGCCGTTACAGCATCATTTGCAATACCATCTGTGCCTATAGAATCTACACTTAAAACACCAGATGTAGCAGTAAGCCCACCTCCTGCAACTAAACCAACAAGGTCAGAAATACTTTCCTTTCTAGGAGCGTTTGAATCGCTTGCATCTATAATAGCTATGCTGTCATCAGCCACAGAAGCTACTGCTGCAGTTAATTCATTGAGGTCTAAGTTTAACGTAGCATCGTCTGTATCTAAAGAAGACCCTCCTAAACCAACCCCAGCTACAATACTTGTAATGTCTCCATCGAACTTCTGCTCGAAAGTAAACCCTCCAGAGGTGCTATCATACGTCAAAACATATCCATCTACTGCACTATTTGTGGAACTAACCTGGGTTGCCTTTATCTTGAAGTCATCTCCAGCTAAGTCCCCTTGCTCTTCATAGGTCTGCCCATAAATGTCGGAAAACATCTTCTTTACCTTTATAAACGCAGCTCTTAGCGTATCGCCATCGTTAGCGTTAGCTGCTGTTCCTACAATTAAATTTTCTGATGCCATGTTGTAATATTTTTTTCTAAGTCGTTATTTTATGTGTTATACTATCTATTAAAACGGTTACATTGTCTATAAGCAAACTAATTGCTACCGTTAGTGCCTTGTTAAATCCTAGGTGAATATATGAAAGCAATTCACCAAAATTAGTTGTTTCGTATACTTTTCCCCAGCTCATTCTTATTGTTTCTTATATAACTAGAAAGTCTAATTTCGTTCTCCTCTTTAGGGCGATATTGTCCTATTTTTTTTCTTTTCTTTATAACACCCATCCATTGAATCCAGTTTCCTTATCAGGATATATCTCTTCATTATTATTACTATAGTACTCAGGGAATTTACTAGAGGCATTAAAATCCATGTATTCAATAAATCTAGTAGTGTAGTAGTCAGCGTAATCTCTTTCTTTGGCTATTAAATGGTCAATCTCACTCTTACTGGCAATTTGACTATTTTCACTAGAATGTTTATGCACTCCACCGTTAGAAACCGTATAGGCAGCAAATGGCAAGTATTCAGCCATAGCATAATGAATTAACATATCCTGTACGTAATCCCTAACAAGCGAAAGGTAATCGCCAGAAAGTGTATTGGCAATAATGTCGTTGCTTATTTTTTCATATAGATCAGACCCCAAGTAATTACGTATATGTATTTCTTGAGCTAATTTTATAAACTGAATAAATTTATCTGTATCTACGTTACCGCTTAAAGCAGTATTGTTCACTAAGTCTTTTCTCTTTATAAATAATGCTGTAGCCATTACTCTTAAATTTCTTCGTTAATTTCTGCTTCTCTCTCTACTTCAGATGGCTTTACACCAGTTTCTTTCTCTACCTCAGCATTTGTTATTGCATTCGTAAGATCAGTAAACTCTAAGGGCTGTAGGGTCTGAAAGTACAAGTCTAGCTTAATTTCATTGTACTCTAGTATTTTCTCTAGCGCATCAATAATAGTCACTTGCATAGGCCGAATTACAGTATTATCCATGAGTAGAGATGCAGTCTCTAACTCTTGAGCATTGTTACCTAAACCAGAATTATCCTTAATACCAACCAACATTGGCGATACAATTCGGTGAGAAACCATTACTTTTTTCATGGATTCATCCGATAGGAATTGATACTGTTGGTGAGCATCGTTTAAGACTACCGGCTCTATAGTTGCGGATAGCTCTTTACTATCATTAAAGGCCAATATAAACTTTCCAGCGTTAGATGTTCCGGAGAACTTCTCATAAATAGAACGCTCTATTTCGTCTCTAATTTCCTTTGGAGGCGTACCATTATTGAAGTTAATCAACATGCTTGGCTGTAGTCCATTTTGGATGTTGTTAATATGGTAATTTCCAATTTCTTCTTCTAATTCAGCATATTGTAAACCTCCCTGATAATCTACAGGACTGTAGTAATAAAATCCTGCCTTGTATGGGCGAATATAAAGTATCTCTAAGCCCTCTTTAGACGTTCCGAATGCTGGAATACGCTTAGGCTTATCATTCCTCCTTACATCGCTCCAATTCGGGTGATAATAGAACCCCTTAGAATTGCCTAGGGTAGCTTTCTCAGCTCTTAGTGTTTCAATAGGAATATGTTCAACCTCTAGTACTCTGGAATGATCCTTACTATAGACTACCTGTAGAGCAGCTTGCCCCATCATCTTATAGTCATAGCACACTCTTTTCATACAATCCTTAGAGAATAGCTCTCTCATTGCTGCGTAAGCTTCTGGATTTTCTTCACTGTCTGTAGCCTCTAGCCCTCTACCGTAAATCATCTCAGATATACCGTTAACTGCCGCATTATTGGTGGGCGAGCCATTGTATCTATCTATTAGGTACTGGAAGTAATTGTTGTCTTCACCATACTCAACCCAAGATTCTCTAGGATTTTCCACCACGGGAGGTGAAGTGTATGATGATAAATTTAAAACGTGGACTGTATCTTTCATTATAATATTACAAAATCGTTATCGTAGCTGTCTTGTTCAATGTACTCATCTTTACTTACAAAGAAATTATCTAGGTCTGTTTGATCCGTGCATAATATTAAACCCCTATAAACCTCTTCAGAACCATCCTTAACACGGAAGGTGTATTGGTCGCCATCTGTTAATGAAAATGTGCCTGTGAGAACCATGTAGTCTCCATCGTTAGTTTTTGTGACACTGACGTTGGATGTTGTTCTCTTTGCTTTATCGGTTAATGATAGTGTTGGGGAAGAAACGTCCTTCCTAGGGGATATCTTTAATGATTGGTTACCGGTTGATGTTGTTAGTACATGCATATCTAATTAACCTAAAGGTGCGAAACTGTTTTAAATAAAAAAGGGCATACAAAATGTACGCCCCTTTCTGATAAAAGTAACTGTTATTATACAGCCGCTGGAGTTCCTACGGTTACAACACCTGCATCACCTGCAACACCTGCCATTAAATCTAGTGGGTAGTCTACTTGACCAAATCCGCCAGTCTCAATGAAGTTAGGTGGAGACACTTCCATTGCAGTGAATGTTAGATTGTAACCATTAAAGTCACCCATTGCAGTTCCAGTAGAAACAGTACCTGCACTTAAGTCAGCACCATTCTCTTTACCCATTAAGAAAAGATTGTCATTTTGATCCACAACAATTATATGTGGTCTAGCTGCTGCCAATAATTTCAATTCTTTGTGGTCTTCTTTAGTCAACTTCTTTAAAGTGATGCTGAGAGTTTGTTCGTAAAAAACAGTCCCATTATCACGAGAAGCATTTACAGTAGTTTCGAATGAATTCGTTCCTTTCACTTCGTAAGTGTGTAGAACGACAGCGTTACTGTCAGAACCAATTGTGGTTCCTGTCATATCCGTAACTTCATCATTAGTTAATGTAACTGTTCCAAATGATCCAAAATCAGCGAAGTACAGTCTTTTTATTCCCGAAACCGAGTCTTTACATGCTTCGGCACGAGATCGGGTTAAATTACAAGCCATAGTTTTTTGTGTTTATTGAAGAAAGGGTAGGTAGGACATTTGCTTACCCACCCCTTGTTCTGATTATTATTTATTCTTAGTTAGCAGAGTTTGGAATACCGTAGGTAACGATATCTTCAACATTAGCATACTGTACACCAGCTGTAAATCGCATAACGATTCTAGCGTTTTGACTTCCGTCTAGGTCAGCCATATCTAGCAATTTAACTTCGTTGTGGTCAGCGATTAAGCCTGTTCCGAAGAATAAGTTAGATTTAGTAGTAGCGATAGCATCGTTGTCAGCCAATCCGTTTGCTACGAAGATTTTTACTCCGTCAAAAGATAGACCGCCACCTTGCCAGTGCATAGTACCTTGTCCGCCAACACCGTTAGCACCAATAGAAGTAATACCTACGTTCTCATCTGCAGCAGCATTTTGTTGAGTGATAGAGGCAAAACCGCCTAAAGCTCTTACATAAGCTCTAGCTATATTTTGAGATGTGTAGATGAATAAGTCTTCAGCTCCGTATAAAGAAGAAGGAATAGCGTCAACAATTTTTCCTAATTCTGCAATTACATTAGCAGATGTTATAGTAGCTCCTGCAACTTCCTGTGCAGCAGGTAGATCAGCATCAGCAGCTAATAGAACAGAGAATCCGTTGAATTGTCCGTTAGTTGAAGTGTTTCCAGTCCATATAGACTTTTCAGTACGCTCCGCTACTTTAGCAGCGATGTGTCCTAATAAGAAGTCTGCAAAGCTAGGAGGCACATTGTGATAAGCAGAGTAGCCCATTTGGATAGCTTCCCAGTCAGAAACGAAGTCTTTCTTACAGATCTGTAGGTTGACTTGTTGCTCTTCTGGTTGAAGAATCTTTTCAGTTAATGTGATTGTAGAAGTAGCATCGAAGTCACAAGAGGCATCTTTGACGATGTCGTCAACAGATACTTTCTTTAGAACCTCTTTGAACTTTACATTTGGTTTGATTGTAATACCGCCTTGTGCGAGGGTATTAGCTTCCAGTAAGGCAGCAGCGATGTATTGTCCTGCAAACTCACCAGCGTAAGTGGTTGTAATTGAAGTTGTGGTAGCCATGTTTATTTATTGGTTAATCGGTTAAATACTCTGTCTAATGTGTTTTGTGATCTCTGCATTCCAAAGTTATAGACTGGTTTACTTTCGGTAGCAGCTTCTGGATTGTGGTTGATTGCTTCAGCAGCAGGTTCAGCAGAAAGTTTTTCCATTTGAGAAGATAACTCCTCTAGCTCTTTCTTGTAACCCATTTCGCTATCTAACATTTTTGCCATTTCCGCCATTTTGGCTTCCATTTCAGCAATCTTAGATACGAATGCTTCTTCAGTAACATAACCTTCCATGAGTTGAGTTTCTTCTTCTGCTTCAACGATTTCTTCAGATAATTCTTCAGATACGTCTTCAATAGTAGATTTTTCCTCAACAGCAGGAGCTTCTTCTTCTTTAGTAGATAATTCTTCGGTTGAAACGTTTAATTCGTTTGTTGCCTCAGTGTCTACATTCAAAAGAGATAGCTTCTGTAAAATCTCATTAAGAATTTCGGTTGATTTGCTCATTTTACTAAATTTATATAATTAACAATTAAAACGTGTAGTGTTGCATTTTTAAATACACTAGTATCATATGTGGTGCAAAATTTATGCTTTCTTTTGGATGATAAACCATTCGGTTCCATTACACCAAATCTGAACACCCTCATATGATTTATTTATTTCGTAGTAAGTATTTGCGCCATCTAGGTTCTGAGACCCACTAGGTGTTATCCTGGCCTTTGTAGCGGTTTGAAACGTAGAGTCTGTTATAATTCTTTTAACCCTGTTTAGGTTTTTTGTTGTCGTAGCATCTGGAAGTGTTAAGGTCATCGTACCATTTCCACCACTCCAACTCAATACAATTAATTCAGCTTCATCATAAGTTGTGGAATCTAAATCTATTGTTTGCCCTGCGATTACTGT